CAACGCCGAAGGTGGCGTTAAGATCAGCCTTGATATATTCCATCATGGCATCCGGCAGAGTACCAGCCGCAACCACCTTGGATTCAGAGAACCAGAACAGGCCCTTGGAACTTGCGTCATTCGTCTGCTGAAAAAGTTCCACGCCAACCTTCTTGTTCTGCGAAAAGTAATTCTTCACCTTGCCGATGTAGCCGGTGAACTTGCCGCTGTATTCCGCATCGGGCAAGATTTTAACGATCATTCCGATCTGAAGCATATAAACCATCCTTTCATCGGTGAAGCCATTCACGGCGGATGTACTGAATCGCCGTTTCAAAGCCTTCAGACATTTCAGCGGGGCAATCCGGGTTATGCTGGGCGCTCCGCAACTGCTTAATTGCCTTCTTCAGTTCGCCACGGGTGGCGATAGGCGTATAGGGGGGGGAATCGGGCGCAACCACATAGATAATGGCGAAGAAGCAAATCATATCAATGTTGGTGGCGTTCCTGATCAAATCCAACAGTTCATCACGGGTGTTGTCCATCGTTGTTCCCCTTTCAGGCCGTAAGGCCGAAGAAGGAATTGAACTGATCAGCGCCCACATAATCACGGAACTTGGTGGGGTTGATGTAGTAATTCCAGCAAGCGCCGGTTCCGGGAACAGCGTTCCCGAAGGGAAGAAGGCCACGCTGAAGGCCGATTCTGACGAACTGATCAGATTTGCCCATGCACCGGGCGGCTTCCTTCACGCTGATCTTCTTGATGGGCGGTTCAGCAACCGGGGCGGCTCCGTAACCCATCAGGTAATCAAAGGAAACGCCGGTTGCATCGGCAAGGGCCTTGATACGGTCAGGGCCGGGGGTGTTCTTCCCGGAAAGGTATTGGCTGATAGCGGCCTTGGAAGCCCCGGCCTGTTCAGACAAGGCGGATTGGCTCATGTTGGCCTGTTCCATAGCGTTCTTCAAACGCTCTGCAAAGGTGGTCATTGTGCGTACTCCTTTCATTTTTCAAGATTTCCGTGTGTAAACACGGCGGACAGTAAGAAATAACATCCCGGCCAATGTCGGACAGCTTTTCGGGATAGGTCAGGGGAAACATTTCCCCACACTTCTTACAGCGAACTTGGCGGGTGATCATCATTGGCTTACCACCTTGAAATGACCGGGTTCCTTCATCGGTTCCACATCCACGGTGGAAACCAAAGCCCACCAATCGGCTTCCGGGTAAAGATTGCGGTCACTTCTCAAAATGGTTCGATCCTTGAAGTGAACGGCCTTCCAATCCTTGGTGTCAATCAACTTCATTGGTTATCACTCCTGTTCTTCAAAGGCCACTTCACATTCCCCACAGAGAACATGAACTTCCTTGGTGGCCCGGATGATGGTTCCGCAACAGGGGCAAACATACTTACGGGAACTTGATCCCCCCCCCTTCCGGGAACCCTTCAGCGGATTGGTACGGGGTCGAACCAGACAGAACCCGGATTTGCCAAGGGATTTCACGAAGGCTTCAGCTTGCGGGTTCAGGGCGGTTTTGTGCCATCCGTACTTTTCGCCTTTCTCCACGGTCAGGCCGTGGGCTTCAGCGGTTTCTTTGAACTTCCGGTTGTGGTAGGAACCAGAACGGGAAGTGTCCTGAACATTGTCCTGAAGGTTCTGAAGGTGAACCATTTCGTGAAGCAAGGTTCCACAGGTTTCTTCAAAGGGGCGGTTCAGGTATTCGGCACACAGGTTGATTTCGTAATAACCGCCTTCCTTGGTGCCATCTTGCCAAGCCTTCCAAGCGGTACACCAGCCGTAGGCCCCACGGGTATGATCCGGGGAAACGGTGATCACAGGCTTTTCCAACTTCCCTTCAAAGAAGGCTTTGTTGAACTTTGAAAACAAGGTTTCAAGTTCATCAATGACCGGTTTCAAACTGACTTCATTCATGGTGCTTACTCCTTTGTAGACTTTTTGCCTACTTAACAGGCGAAAAAAATCGCCACTCGTTCTTCTTCCGTCAGGCCAAGAAGATCATACAAAGCCTGAATCTCATTGGCCCGAAATTCGCTACGATTATTGATCTTATTCAAAAGGCCCTGATAGGTAATTCCAATCTTCTTGGCGATAAACCGAAGTTTATAGCCGGACTGGTCGATCTTCTCACGCAACAGCTCTGTGTTGGTCATACGGCAATCACCCCTTTCTTCAAAATCAGTAGGCATCTTGTCTACGCTCACATACTACCACGGTGTAGGAAGAATGTCAACATCTTTTTTGAAAAAACTAAAAATATGTTGACAAGACGCCAACAGCGCCGTATAATTAGTAACAGAAAGGGGGTCATTCACTTGTCCACAATAGGAAGCAGAATCCGCAATCGCCGGGAAGAACTTGGTTTATCCCAAGATGAACTTGGTAAAAGATTAGGGTACAAATCCCGTTCTTCAATAAATAAGATTGAACTTGATCAGCGTAACCTTACTCAATCTAAAATCAAGGCTATTGCTGACGCATTAGATACTACACCGGCCTATATCATGGGATGGAATGAACCAAATCAGAAACTTGACGCTGAAAAACTAAAGTTCTTTGATAATCTATTTCCCATTGAAACCAAGCGTTTCCCGCTGTTGGGGGATATTGCTTGTGGCAAACCCATTGTTGCCAATGAAGAAAAGGAACTGTATGTGGAAGCTGGGGCCGGTATTCAGGCTGACTTTTGCTTACGGGCAAGGGGTGATTCCATGATCGGGGCCAGAATCTATGACGGTGATATTGTGTTCATCCAACAACAAGATATGGTGGATGATGGCGAAATTGCCGCCGTTATCATTGGTGATGAAGCTACATTGAAACGGGTGAACTATTATTCCGAAAAGAACTTGCTGATCCTGAAGGCCGAAAACTCTAAATACGAAGATTTGATTTATACCGGTGAAGAATTGAACCATATCAGGATTCTTGGAAAAGCCGTAGCCTTCCAAAGCGATATTAGATAGAAGGTGATCCGGTGAAGAAGTTCTTGAAGGGTCTTGGCGTTTTATTTTT